ACGCACTAATTTGCCTATTGGAGCCAGAAACAATAAGAGCCGACTCACCACCCACGATGATGGCTAGCGCATCTTCGCTCCAATCTAAATATGTGTTCCCCTGCGTATCATCTTCATAATAGATGTCACCGCGGCGGACTGATCCTGTTGCAAACAAATATGCCATACCATATATAGAATCTCGAATACAAAAAGGGTGGGTACCCCGAAAGATACCCACCCTTAAAGTTTGTATAACTATCTCCGAAGAGAAGTTAGAGTTTTCTTAGTAGATATGCCAATCTGAACCATCATAGATGACGTTAACAGCCGCGCCTGCGGTTTGCAAAGTAATAGTACTCTCACCATCGATCTCGCCGCTACTCGTAAGTGTCACTGGTCTCGCACACTCGTTGGAGCGCTTAATGCGATACACTGTACCGGTCCCAACACCACTAGGTAATGTCCCTGTAATTGCCGCGGTGCTATTAAATATTATATAACTATGCGACTCATCAAGTGTTAAGGTAGGCCCTGCGCTCTCAGAAACTTGATATTGCGTTCCGCCTTTCTGATATGTAACAGACGTAGTACCACCAACACTAATCGTATTGGCGCCTGCGGTAGCAAAAAGATTGGCATCACCGGCTGCGCAGTCAATATCATTACCACTAACAGTTAAATCACCGCCAACTGTGACGTTTCGGTTGGCAGAGTCAAGCACCAGGTTCGCAGTAGTGCCAACAGTGGATCCTAAGCCTATATGCAACTTATCATCATCATCGTCTATCCCAAGATAGAAATCTGCAGCAGCACCATCAAAGACAATCTTGGTATCAACTTCATCACCACCACCAATAGTAAGAGAGGGAGCAGAACCAGTAAACGTAAACGCACCGGTACCATCCGCACCAATAGTGAACGTAGGCTGCGAGCCGAGGGCATTATCAGTACCAATCTCAAAATTCTCCGAGGTAGCATCGTACCCCAGACACCAGTCGACATTATTGCCGTCAAAAACAATCAGTCCATCCTGCGCATGACCGGAGCCGATGGTAAGCGACGGGGTCTTCCCGCTGGTTGCACCAAGCAACAAATGACTCTCGCCATTGTCCCAGGCAAAAAGAGTACTACCGGTTATCGACTGGTCTGATGCAACACTCGGAACATTGAGAATCGGCTGAGAGCCAGTGCCCACAGTTGCCTTAATGTCTACAGTGTCCGAGCTAATGCCGGTGATGTTTTCACCATTACCATAAAAGTAATTAGCGCGAACCGCAGTACCACTCAAAGATACCGAAGCGGTAACGACCTGAGTGAATATATCATTGACCTGTTTCGAAGCCGTGCCGATGTCGGTACGGGCGTCTAGCTGGAACAATAAATTGTTACCAGCATTAATTGTGACACTACCCGATAATTGAGCAGCATCCTGTTGAAATTTGTATGCCATTTTTAAATCCTCCTAGATTAATGACAAAACGGGTGATGTAATAATATGTTGATCGCGATCACTCATCGGAGGAGTAGTAAATAATTGTAGATATCCACATCCGTTTCTATAGACACTTAGTATCCTAGATGAGAAACGGTTCTCTTATCCTCGTCTTTTTATATACTAGTAGATAAACCAGTTAGATCCGTCAGAATAAAGTAACACAGACCCGTGAGGGGATTCTATACCAACGGTCGAAGCCCCATCAACTGTCTGGGCCCCTGCGGGATTTAAAGTAATCGTATTTGTGGAGGATGCGGTACCACTCTCATCTTTAATCACGACGACCTGGCCATCGGCGAAGGCTGTCGCATCAAACTCTATAGAAAGAGGGACCGCAGTGACCCCCAAAATGTAGTCTGTAGCTGAGGCCGTGTAGTGCGCCGCTACTTGTGTTCTCTTATGAACGAGACCCCCTGACAGATAAGAGGCGCCGGCGACCGTTAATTGAGTTCCGTCAAAAATAAGATTTGAAGACCCCCCAAATGCGCCGGCACTGTTGTACTGAATTTGAGTAGTTAAGCCACCGGGAGTTCCGCCCACACCGGCAAGATTTGATCCATCACCATAAAAGAAGCTAGCCGAAACAAGCCCGGAGGCTGTAAGGTTGGTTACAACGCCTAAACTAGAGGACAGCACATCGGGGCCAAGACTAGAAGATCCCACTGTAGCGATTGTTGTCCCGGCAGCATTGACCACATTTATGGAGCCCGAAATTTTAAGTGGAGAAGCTCCTATAAGCGTTCCCTTCACCGTAAGGTCGCCCCCTATTAAAACATCCGATGAAGCAGACATATTGCCAACCACAGTTAAGGTGTGTGTGGGGGCGCTTATACCAATGCCTAGGCGCGTGGTAGCGGGAAGATATGTTAAATTAGTACTGCCACTAAAAGTGCCCCCTCCCAATTGGAACTGGATAGACCCTGTAGGGCCCACAGCATTCTGGCCGGATGAAGCAATTGTTAGCGCCCCTCCGGCGCCGGCGTCCGTTAGAGTAATTCCAGTTCCAGCCGTTAAAACCCTTTCGGAGGGCAACTTAGTATTAGAAGTAACGGTTATGTATGTTGCATCCAAAGGAGGATAAGGAGCAGCTCTGGGAGCCGGGGACTGCCCAGTCGTTTCGGTGGTAACCGCAACGCCGGGACGAGTCAGTTCTGCCTCAACTCGAAACACCCCTTCGCGGGCGCGGACACATTCGGCACTTATTTGAAATTTGTGCTCTACTTGGCCAAAGTAATATCTTGTATCATTATAGGTCTTAACAATTTCATAAAAGTATTCACCGTATTGAACAAAATCGCCAACGCGGACATATAAGTCTTGATCGGCAACGAGCCTTTTACGATGAAAATTAACAGTCAGCTTGGTTTGATAGTCATACCCGTATCGTTCGTTAGTCTGTTCATTCTCCACCACCACATATGCATACACGCGCACGGGAGGCAAAGAGACTTTATCTATGGACTCGCCATATGTGTCATTAAAGTTTGATTCTTCAATGCTTATGGGATAATAAGCAACAGTTTGGCCGACGACTCTCTCGGCCAACTCATCATTAACTTGTTTTACTAGGTCACGTTCTTTTTTACCAAAGAACATGGGCGGAGGAGGAGCCGCTGGTTGGCTCCATCTATTATTGGGATCAGACACTTTTTAGTCCTCCCTGCTTGGGAGAAGTATAAAATCAAAATTGTGTCTTAAAATATTATCCCTATTCGTTCTCCATGATGATTGATATGCCATTCTTCATTTTAACTCCACCGTTTTATCCCACCAAAGCGCCAGAAGAGCCTGACCAGTTATTGCCGAGGGGTGATACTGACGAATTGTTAATTTGGTCTGACTCAATATATGTCAACCCAGCAACCACGTCCACATCAGTAGAACCAGAAAGCCAAAGTTGAGTAACCTTAAGGTCCAGAGGCCCTATACGAGATGGGCCTGCGTTGGCAGATTCGGACTTAACAGTAAAATAATTGGTACCATTAACTCCATCTTCAGAAAACCCAACCAGACAGTCGGCGGCGCCGTTATTGACAACCGTTACCCAGCTTGTAACATTAGGAAATTCTACTAGGCGCGGTGCACCATTGGTACCTGGAGTTGCGAAAGTCTGCCCATCTAGGCCTCCCGTCACATAAGGTTTCCCTGATACCTGATAGGCGGCGCTGTGGCCAAGACCTGTTTTATAATTAAATGTCGCCATACTCTATTCTCCGTCTATTAAATAGCATCCAATAAATTGTTTTATCTAAACAATTTGTTGTCTTTTCGTCTTTGCAGTTTCTGTTGCTCCCGAATCGCGCGTTTACGCTTTAGTTTTTTCTTTACAGAGGGTTTAATGTGATGACTTATTTTTTCTTTATATATATCCACGACGCGTTCTCTTTTGCATTTTTTCACAAATCGTCTGATTAGCCTTTCAGAGCTCTCGCCTCTCCGTAATCTCACACTCACGTTGGTTGCCACGCTATACCTACTTTCCTTCTTTCATCTCATTCATGTGTGCATTCCAGTTGCGTCCCACAGCACCCATAATGCTCGATATATCTACACCAGGATCTTGAGGCTCTATCCCGTTTAATGGCGTAGACTGCTCGGTGGCATTAGCTTGTGCTGCAACCGGAGTGGTACCGGCAAAAAGATCCACCCCATTATAAGCGTCCCCGCCACCAACTGCTTCCATCAATTTACTCTTATGGGCGCGTATTTTGGCACTCTGTTGGGGGGTGAAAGCATTTTTCTGTAGCCGTACGGTTGAATCTGTATCAGTAACGGGGCTCTTCGTCTCTAAAACAGGCTGTGACACAAGACCACCAGCAACTTCAGCAACAATGTGTGTTAAAACCCCATCTTCTAGGATCGCTTCTTTAACACATTCTTTAATAAGGGGCTTTAATATCTTCTTTAGTTCTGACCTTTTCATCACTCGCCGACAATCTCATTCAATAAGTTTAAAATTTTGTTATCTTTCTCAACGCGACCATTCATCAATTTATTCTCGCTCAGTCCCATAAAAGCATTAGGGGTAGAGGGCTCCGACACAATATCAAAGCTAATCAGCTGGAAATCATCTTCTACGATTGTCTTTCCCTGCTGTTCACTAACGGAGCCCATACCTCTAGAAGAGATACCAATCTTAACGCCGCACTCCACTAAAGACCGCAAAATTTGACCAGAGGGCGTATCAAGAACTTTAGCCTTACCCATGACTGTTTTGCCCTCCATCCAGACACTGGTCATCATATGTGAAACATTTACCAGATTAATAATAGACGAATCAGGGTGATCTAGCTCTCCCAAAGCGCGGTTGTCTTCTACTACCTGCCTATATTTACTTACCTCACGCTCCATTATAGCCATGGGGTATTGGCGCTGATTGCCGTTTTCACAATCAGCCTCTTGCAACTTCCCGCTGAGCATCATGCCGCCGGAGCGGACGAAGCCCTTTTCTGATTCCGTAAGAAGGTCGTGACAGACACCACCTTCACACAATTCATAAAATTCTCGGAGAAGTTGTGCCATGGTTTATTCCTCTTCGGCACCGGGTTCGGCCCAAGGACCATTGCCGCTAAATCCGCCCTCCGGTGGGGGCCCATCGGGGGCACCCATCGCCTGGTCGATTGCGTCTCTTGCAGCAGCCATTCCCACTGCAAATGCTTCTTCGGGGGATAACTGGCTGATGTCGTCAACATGAACCTCCGTACCGGGGGCGCTAATATCAATTACTTCGCCGCCCTCATCTTCAAACGGGCACTCTTCTTCAAGGGCTGTCTTTAGAGCGGGCACTTCTAGTCGGTGGCCGCCTTTTATAAGGCGTGCCTGGTACTCTTCGTCCGATTCATCAGGGCCCTGTGGCATCGCACCCACACCCATGGCGCCGGCGAGGTCTGCCCCTTGCTGCTGAGTCATGGGTGTGCCTGGTTTGCGTGCCGGCACAAGTTTTTTAGACTTGGGACGCTCCTCGCCAGGGCCCAAGGCCGGGAACTCGCTCCACTCTCCAAGCTTTTCCACATCAACATTTGGGTCTACGAGTTTGTGGACGCGTCTGCTAGCTTCTCTGACGGTGGGGCCCCGGTCATCGGACTTGGCTAACTTGCGTTCCCACTCGGGGGGCTGCCCTCCTACACCAGACTCCCTCTCCTCTTCCCCACGCGTAGCTGTCTCGTGCAAGAAGTATCTTGGGTCAATTCGTTTTACATTTTTTCTATAGCGGGCCATTATTTAAATTCCTGTTTGTTTAAAGATCTGTTGGGGGTAACCTTCTTCTAAGTCTAGGGGCTCTCCTTTTTCTGCCATTTGAGCTTCCAAGCTATTCAGCCTCTTCTCAAGCTCGACGCGGGCCCACAGGGCTTGGCCGTAGACTTCCTCGATCTTCTCCTCGAGCTCCCGGATCCGGAGCCGGTTCTCTTCAGGAGTCATAACCTCCCGGCCGGCGGGGCGATCCCACGCCGAGGATTGCGGATCCGTGCCTTCGGGCGACTCACCTGCCGAACCATCATCGTTGCGATCTACCGTCTCGTGCAAGAAGTATCTTGGGTCAATTCTTTTTGTATTCTTTCTATATGCCATAATTAATTTCCGTTATTTAACGTGGGCCTTCAATCCCACATAAAGTATGCTACCCTTGCAGCAGCGACGGACAGGCTGGAGTGTCCACTTTTTCATTATCATCACCTCCTTTATGAATCAAACTGATTCCTTCATCATCTACCACGGAATTGAGCAGATATGATGTTCCGGCGCTAACACAGCCGCAAATAAAAGCATTTACGAAAGTATAGTCAAAATTAAATAGTTCTGTATAGGGACTTACGCCCCAAAGAAATACCCCAACCCAAAATCCCATGCACAAAGAACAATGAAATAATCTGCCCAATCCCCAATAGGTCCCACATTTTGGGCGAATCTTATTAAAAATGTGGCCGTGAATAATAATAAACGTCATGCCGTATGCGGCAAGAATAAAATGCAATAGTTCCATAGTTATTTGCTTTCTTTGATGTTGGGGTGTTGTGCCACCACATCGGTTGTATCATGGTGAGAGGCAATAAATTTTTGAAGTTCCTGCGACGCTGTCGAATCTAAATATTTAGGGCCCAGAGGCTGATTCATGAAGTCTTGAAGTCCTTGGAGATCGGGGTCGCCGTTGGCATCTAGTGGAAGCTCGGCCTGATCGGCTTTAATTCGTTCCTCGACGTCTTCAAAGATTGCAACCAGCTGCTTCAGAAATGATTGAAATAATGGGGAACCTTTACCCCCACCTTTGACGAGTTCTTCCACCTGATCATTTAAATCTAAAATCCATCCGCGCGGGTCTGTGGGAGGATCTTCCCCTTGCGCATCCTTGAACATTTTTTCCATCGAATTATTCATCATACCTAATCCTTTTTTTACCAGATCGCCAGCCACGGCGCCCATAGCGGCGCCGACTTTTCCGCCGGCTATGGCGCCGGGGGCTGCTCCTGCTCCAGCAGTAGTGCCTCCTCCTATGAAGGTGCCGAATAGGGCCCCGAGACCCCCGCCGATAAGAACGCCGATGCCTTTATCTCCTACATACTTTATAACGTTTTTTACGGCCTTCTCCTCGGTAGAGTCCAACTCGCCGCTCTGCAGGAACTCGTCCATTTTTCGATAAAACTTTTCGAGGAGCCCAGTTTTCGTGCCAACATCCTCCAAAAACTCTCCGACCGAATATTCCCCTAAGCAATCAGAACCTTGGCATGCCTCTTCAAGCTGTTCCTCACGATAAGATCTCCAGTTCTCCATTATGAGCCTCATCTCACTCATGGATTAATACCTATTTCTGAGTGGGTAGTAGTAGTAGCCCGGGCGCATAGAGCCCTTCTCAATATACTGCGGAACCTCACCATATTCTGTTGAGTCGCGATCAGAGGGGTGAGTATACATATCCTCAAGCTCCTTCTCATATTGATCGGCTGCAGCCTCATGCTGCTCTTCGTAGTTTATAAATTCTGAAATAACATATACGGCTGCCTGTAAAGAGTTCACTTGCTCATTTTCAAAAATAACCCCCTCCAAAGAGCGAAACATATTGCCCCCCTGTATGGAAGAACGATCAACGACGCCCTTGTCGGCCAAAAGTTCAAAAAGCCTGTTTTGATAATCATATACATCTTCGGTTGCCACCGTTTTTGGAAAGGTTACTATCTTCATAGTATCGGGAACCACAGCAATATCGATTTTCCTGTGGTCCATAATAAGCAAAGAGCCGTCGAGGCCTCTGCGCGCATTAAGTTCTACAGTTGCGTGTGGGCCTCCGATCTTAATTTTAATCATTTGTCCCTAGCTCCCGAGCGAGTTCTTGTGTTTTTAAGATTTTATTAAGATCTCCATCTGAAAATTCACGACGGCGGAATTCCTCAAGATACTCAACAACCTCGTTTGTTTTTTGCGAAATAAGGGGTTCGAGTTCGGCTGCTGCCGCTTCACTAAGTAGGCTCTTCAGCCTGAATAATTCTTCATTGAGGTAGAGTCGTAATTCAAACCCCTCATCTGCAAAGCTTGTGATAAAACGATTTAATAGATCTTTCTGTTCTTGAAGTAAGTTGCCATATTTTTCATTATATTTTTTGATAAACGAGTTGTAAGTCAGATTATCCAGTGATTTCAAATTATTAGATTCTGAAAGATGTTGCTTCTCGCTCATTCTGTCAAGGATGGACTGCTCAAATAAAACTTTCTTCTTAATGGCGCTTTTAGGATTAAAGATCGCAGCAACAGAAGCCAAAGATTTAAAGTTTGGAACAAAATTGCCCCAAATATCTTTTCCCAAGCCTTTATTAATGGCGGCGATAATACGCGACTGGGCATCAAAGATTGTATTTTCATCTAGACGAGAGTGAACCGCCTTTGTTTCTTGCAGTAACCTTTCGGCAACTTTTGGTTGAGTGTTTTTTGTTTCAAGTAAAACACTATACAAATTAAGTTCTTGCGCGAGAATTTGACCTTTGGTAAAAAACTCTTTTAAGATTACAACAACTTTGTTTTTTTTCTGAGTATCTTTTTCTATAATAGACTTTGTAAACTCTTTTATAAGAATCTCATAAATAAAAGCTGTATTGCGTTTCTTATTGTGTTTCATCGTTGTCGGCCTCTTTGTTCTCTAACTGCTCCACAAGTCTGCGAACTTTCATAGTATTTTCAATCATTCGTGTTTCACTTTTGTTATAAATAGATTCATTTTGTTCTTCTAGACCTATCAACGACTTGAAGTCTGTTTTTCCCAATCCTAAATCTGCTGTTCGAACAACGCCAGCGGAGGCACCTGTGCGAGATCGTACGGGACTGCTATATGTAACAGTTTCGGGGGCGGCCATACTACGAAGATGGCGACGCGTTGGTCCAGAACCCCTGCGGCCATCTGCGGCGACTGTCTTATAAGTTCTGCCTTTCTTGTAGTGATGCACCTCGTCGTCCTCATGCAAGTCGTCGCGGCGACCCGGTGCTGTAAGAAGCGCCGACTCTTCCCCTGCGGGCGGCTCTCCTCCTAAGTCTCCACCCAGGTCTCCACCCAGGTCTCCACCCAGGTCTCCCTCAAGATCTCCTCCTAAGTCGCCACCCAGGTCTCCACCCAAGTCACCCCCAAGCTCATCCGCGGCGCCTTCTTCAACAACCGCTTCAAGTGCCTGCTGATACTTTCGATCATAAAAAGATTCGCGCTGGTTGCGTAGGAACTCATCATCAGCAAGACCTAGAATGTGCTGTGCAATCCAGTGTTTGCTATACGTGCCTTCGGGAACAGCATTGGCGGTATCAAATTTAGTACGGAGATATTCCAGCTGCTGAAGTTCTGCAAGACGAGAAGGATTGTTAAGAGACAACTTAAAGTTAATTAAATCATCGCCACGAAATCCCAAAGTGTAAAGATGGACCACTGCGATCTTTTCCATCTCAGACACTATAGAGCGTTGCAGTCGTTGAATCGTCCGCGCAAATCGAATATCCTTTTGTGCGAGAGTTGTTTTATCTTCGCTATCTCCCTCAAGGTTTGTAAGATACGACTGAGGGATTTTAATGGCGGAGAACAGCTTATCCCTCATATATTTAACATCTTCGATATCATCTAAAGATTTTGCGCCCGGGAGCGAAGTAATATCAGATCCTATTCCACCGCGCATTGGAATAAAGTAGTCTTCTTCTAGAGACAAGGGATTATAGCGCAGATCAACGCGACCAGTGCTCGCATCTACCAACGAGTTTCTCTTCATTTCGGACTTAACCTTCTCCATATATTGAGCAACATCTTGAGGAGGAATATTTCCCACATCAATCTTGAATATTCGTCGTTCAGGGGCGCGGACGACACGATAGGCGATCATTGCATCCTCCAGCAAAACCAACTGCCTCCAAATACGGCGAGCAGGATCAAATACGGAGGTACCATACGGAGCGTGTCGATCGTTGCCAAGAATACGAAAATGGGCAACTTGCCAATTCTCAAAAGTGAGACCTCCGCCATTCCACTGATATTGAACATAATTAGGATTTGTGGGATCTTGGCCCTCAAGTCTCTCTACCTCTGAGTTGGGAAGACCCACAATAGACGTCACCCCCATCTTTTCATCAACATCTAAATAAAGAAAAAAGTCTCCATACTTACACATTGAACGCGCCCACCCGAAAGCATTGAATTCAATATTAAGAACATCATAAAATAATGAATTAAGAATGGTTTTAATTTCTAAATTCATACAAGAAATATTCAGTAGTTTATCAAATTCGTCCGAGGTAGTCATCTCATCGGCATAGATGTCTAAGGCTGATGCAAGTTCCGGCATGTATTCCATCTGCTCAAAATCAACATATCGTTCGGCACGGTTTTGATTGCGAAAAGCCGCCGAAGTAAGCATGTTGTAATTCTGCGACATATTGTTGTCGGCGCGCTTGAACTCTTGTCCGCTCATCGAACGGAAACGATAGCGATATTTGTCTAGGTTATTGCGGCGATCCTGGCGCGCGAGCTGAGTCCTATAATTTACGATAGGCCCAGATAAAATGCGTGTTAGCCTCTTAAATAAAGGGTTCGCTGGGTTTCTTGGATTCTTTTCGTTTTTAGCCATTTTTCTATCCCTTTATTAAACCAATATATTGCTCATTAAAACTTATTGCTTCGGCTGATCTTTGATTTTCTTTTGTCACTTTGTGGTCTCTCATTCCAGGTATCGTCGTTGAAATCTGTGTTTTAGAAGTAGAAATAGAAGACAGAAATTGTTTGCTATATTCTATATTCTTTTGATTTTCTACAATCACTGTATCTCTCACCCAGCATCCTATGGCAAACGACATCACCAAATCATCGTTGTAGCTTCTCATCGCCTGTGGTCTCCCGGAATGCCAAATAAACGTTTTCATTTCAGAAAGTAAGCGATTTGAGTTAATTTTAATTAGTTTGTTTCTCATAAACTCTTCCATCTTCGCAACGATAAGCGGCCTCGTTTTTGAAGATGTTGTAAACCCAGGAATCACATTTGATTGCCATTGGGCGGCAACTGGATCGACGTAGTGGTGATCTCCCTTAGCTGAGTGATACAAATTATGATACCCCTTATCAAGCAATTTTTTAAGTACTGCATATCCTATGTTGTTATTTTCTATAACCAACATTGGATTTCCGTACTCACCGGCAACAGTATATAAAATATCCGCAAAATCATCTGGGGTGGGTTTACCAATATACTCTCCCACCACTTCCATGGTTTCTAATTCAAATATATGAAAAGCACTATTGTCCTTACCGTCACCTCTTGCAACATCGGCAACAATCAGGTGGGCCTTCTCGGCGTCATACTTTTTCCATATCCAATAATTTCTGTCAAACCCGGTTCGATATACGGGCGCCACAGTCCTTTCCAGATACCACTGTATGTCATCAGGGTGAATTACAGTCTCGCCGGATACATTAAAGTTACATTCCAGCTCTTGTGCAATTTGACGTTTAGACATATTCTTGGTTTCTTTATCAAACCATTTTTTGTCTCTGTCGGGATGAACATCCCACAACAAGGTGGTCATATGAAACGCGTTTGTTCCTGCTTCAGCTTCGACGCAGTTTTGGTGAAACCAGTTTCCTACTCCGTTTGGGGTAGAAAGTGCGATGCAGCGACCTCCCGTCGACAAGGTAGGATAAAGAGCAGTCCATAATTCAGACAGTTTCTCGACATGCGCAGCCTCATCAACAACGAGCAGTGAGAGTGCTTCGGAGCGGCCGGCGTCTGAGGAAGTTGACGAGCCTTTAATCTGAGATCCATTTGAGAGCTCAAATGAAGTTCTATTATCAACAACAATTTCTGATATCCTCATCCAGTCTGGAAGGTGTTTGATAATTGCTTTAACTTTTTTTACAAGATTGGTAGCAGTTTGAAGCTTGGTCGCAACAACTAAAATATTTTTATCTCGATGAAACAACATTAGCCACGCAACATAGGCGGCGGTAATGGTGGAGATACCAAGCTGTCGAGCTTTAAGAATTATATTAAAACGATAATCGCTAAAATATCTAAGCAGCTCTTCCTGATAATCATACGCTTTAAAAGGAATCAATCCCCTTTGCGGATGGGAGATGCGACAATAATTGGTAGTAAAGTAGACCGGATCTTTCCCAGCCTTAACGATCTCTTTTAATATCTCTTGCTTAGTGAGAGCATTGCCCATAACATTTGCTACTTACCCTTACGCGTATCATTTGGAGGACGCTTGTTCTTGGGTCCCTGAGCAAGCCACTCCTTTACGGCCTTATCAAGACGATCTTTCTCAGACTCACCAGAAACATCCTCGACAGAATGACCAAGACCGCCGATACGATAATCGCAATGTGCTTGACAGTCGGTACGATAGTTAGACATTCGCTGCACTAAAATGTGATGGTCGCCTTCTTTAGTTAAAGTAACACTATTCCCGGTAATGGCTTTATATTCTTTCTTCAAAAACTTTACGATGTCCTGGAGGTGCTTAGCAATGTCATTTTCAAATCCAGAATCCTTCACGTCTTTAATGCGCACCTCGGCCTGATACTTGACTCTGAGGAGGGGGCCATGAAAAGTAACCTTAAAGCCGTCCATGACTCGTCGATCATTGATATAGTGGCCGTCTTCTCGCGACAAACCAGCCTTTCTCGCTTTGCCGTCCGCTGCCAACGAATCCTCATGCGCTCCGTCATACGCGTTCGCAGCCGCCTGCCCAATTCCCTGAATGATTTCGTATACTGTTGCCATTTTAATTTTCCTTATTCGGTCTCCAACCGGTTGCCCACCGCTCTTCTCTCCCGTCGATATATTGTATATAGCACGCGAAGCAAGCTTCAAACTTATTCATATACAAATCATCACGGGGATGAAAAGAATAAATAGAACAAACAGGACACGTCCTATTATGGTCTCTAGTAAGTAGTTTTTTGTTTATTAAAAATCCATCTTGTTCTACTTTGTCTTGGGTTTCAGCTAGTTTCGCAAACTTGCGCTGCTCTTCCTGAGATTGAGCAATGTAATCTTTCTCTTTATCCTCGTCCCAAAAACGTCGAGGATTGTTAATTGCTTCTTCGCCATACTTCTGCGCGATGGCCTTTTCTAGTTTGGGGATATAGTTAGGATCTTTGTCGGACATATTATGCAGGAGGCAACTCGGTTGTAATACTCTCAGGTAATGCGGTGGCTTTTATAACCAAAGCCGGGTATTCACCCAGTCCCCCCCAACGCAAAGTATAATTGGAACTCGCGTTGACCTCGGCGGCACCTAAATAAAGTGTCAGCGGGGTGCCGGCAGCAGAACCAGTTATAACCCACCTCATTGTTGTGTATCCCTGTCCTGGAACTGCAGTATGCTCGGTACCTAAAAAGGCATACTTTTCTGTACCAGTATAAGAGATCCAGGAGGAACTATGATCCGACAACGCTAACTTTAAATAATAAGCCGGGTTAATTGTCGCTACCTGTTCCACCCACACACTTACCGTAACTTCAGCTTTCCCAGAGGAGGGAGCGACAAAAGTTATACTTGCCCTCTCGGATCGAGAATCTACTACATAAGCAAAAGATGTGCCCGTTGTGTTATAAGATTCATTGCTACCTGGATCATAAGCACTATACCCCAGAACTGCCCCGGGGCCCGAATAATTTTCTTCTAAAAAACCAAGGAGGGCGCCCTTAGATTGATAAATAACATCACTCACTCTTTACGATCTCCGTCGATATAGCGAATATCCCCAGAGAGGTAAGGGTTCCAATACCAAATCCCAAAGCAACCATAAACGGCTCCGTGCCTGGTTTTTGCTTAAGTACAAGTTCTTGTAATCTTTCGTTTTCAGCAACTTTAAGAATCATCATTGATTCATATTTATCTTTCCAAGAATGAATTTCAATGTCTT